GATGCGGGTAGCGAACAAGGACTGGAACTTCGACATCTCGGGGATCGAGAACCTACAGCTGTCGAAGTATGGTCCCGGTCAGAAGTACGGGTGGCATATAGATATGCTGCCCGGTGATCCGATGCGCAAGCTGACGTTCAATCTGGTTCTGAATCAGGACTTCGAAGGAGGGGAGTTTCAGTTTAGTTGGGGCAGCCCCTCGGCCCCTTATCGCAAGCGGGTGATCAAGGAAACTGCCTTCGAGACACCCGGTTGCTTCATTGTGTTTCCTTCGTACTACTACCACCGAGTTACGGAGGTTACTAGCGGGACCCGGTATAGCCTCACCGGTTGGGCAGTCGGTCCTCCTTTCCGCTAGACAGTAGCGTAGTTATGTGGTAAACTTATTTTGAGGTGCCATGTCGGGCCTCATAACTTCTTGCCCAAAGGGGAGAACCATGACTCTTTCGATGTTTCCTACTCTGTCCGATTCCGCCCTTGGATTCGAGCGCCTTTTTGACAATATGCAAAAAGTGGCAGAAGTGATGTCTGCCAACCAGAACTTTCCTCCGCATAGTTTGATCAAGCTGGGGGAAGACAGCTTCGAAATTAAGATGGCTGTCGCTGGGTTTGGCAAAGAGGACATCGCCGTTGAGGTGAAGGAGGACGTTCTGTCTGTCGTCTCTAACGGTGTTAAAAAGGACGACAATATTGCCAATGTGATCTACGCTGGCATAGCGTTTCGCCCGTTCAAGAAAATGTTTCTTCTGGGCGAGCATGTTAATGTTGTCGAAGCAAAGCTCGAAGACGGCATTTTAAGCATTCGGCTCAGGCGGGATATTCCGGAAGAAAAGAAAGCTAAGCAGATTGAACTTAGCTAGACAAAACTGAGGGGGCAATTAAGCCCCCTCTTTTTCGTACTTCTGGTACGCTTGCATAACATTGCGTCGGTAACCTTCCGGTACAAAATCCGGAATCGGCTGCGTCCTATCTATAGGAATGGCTTTTGTGTAGTTTGGATCACTCCTGAAAGCTAAATCTAGCAGTTGCATAAGTGGGCTCTGCCTAAACAGTGGTGTCATTGCCTCCTGCATCGTCGTATAAAATGGGTCTACCTCTGTCTGCCCCATGTTAATAGCTGTTACAGGCTGCTGCGCCATCTGAACTTGCTCAGGCTGCTGCTCAGCCAAGAGACCATAGAGGACCCTTGGGTCTATCATAGGCTGCTGATTCAAAAGACCGTATTGCGGAGAGATCATCTGTGCTACAGTCGCCATAACTACCTCGCGTTTTTCACCATTGACGCACCGAAGTACAGACCAACGATTGCACTGAGCAAATGTGTATCCAATGGTGTCAGGACCAGCCCCTTCAGAGCTTGCCATTTTACCTGCTCGACACCTTCCGTCAGGAATAGGAAGCCGGGTTTCCATTCTGTGTACCCGACTGTCACCGGTATCTCGGGCCAGAACACAGCGATCACCTTGGGCCATACGATCACAGCACCGACAGCGGCCAAGGCGATGATCCTGCGAGTTATCTGAAAGCCTTTGTTCTCATACCGGCGAGCTAGGTCGGTTGCCTGAGACTGCGCCGCCAGCCCCTCGATTGCTCGATTAAAAGCATCCTGCTTCGCTTTCTGGCTTTGCCCCCATAGTGTCATCACTCCGGAGAGGAGACCAGAGCCTAGCATCGTTACGAGTTCTAGAGGTATGCCCATCATTTTTTATCCGCCTCTAATAGCTTAATGCGAACTTGTAGATCGTGTATAATGTGCATAAACTCCTCTCGCATCTTCTGTCTCGCTATACTGTTGGTGGGACTAGCGATGATCTCGCCTTGAGGCGTCACAAGCAACATTAAATACCCTTCTGCTTTTTGAAGTCGGCTCTCTGTCTCGTTCAACGCTGTGATCAAATAACCGACTGCGGCAAACAAGATCGGGGCCAATGCTGTTAGAACAGATTGGATATTCAGTTTCACTTCTTTCGTCCCAACAGTTTCTGAACCGTATCAGTTTCGATGATGCGGATCACCATCCAGATAATCGTCAAGACACTAGCTATCGCCGGTAGGAGTTCGACAACCGTGCCGACAGCTATGAACCCAGCTGTGACATCGAGGGGGGTTTTGGTGTCCATTATAACTGACCCCGGCCAAATCTGCTTATTACACCCGAGGCCCTACGTTTTAACGCAGGGACCTGATACCACCCTTTCGATATTTTAGCTTCTTTTTGCGCTTCTCGGACCTTGCCTTGTTTAAGGAGGCTTAAAGTATTCTTAAAATACTTCTTATCCTTAGGATTTACCACCCCTGCTCCCATCTGAAATATCATCTCAGCCAAGGGACCAATAGACGATCCCCCTTTTGTTCCTGCTAACTCCTTTGTAGCTCGCTGGTAAGCATCAACCCACCTGCTTTGAGAAATACTATCAACATCCCTTGCTGGCAAGTACTCTCCAACTTTTGGAACTTTCTTGAGGCCAAGAGTTTTAAGAGCATCGTTGTTTAGAAAAACACCCATACCGACTGTAGGTCTAGACTCTCCTTTAAGTTTGTAGACCTTATAGGCATCTCTGCGGCTGTCGTAATATTTAAGCCTATCTTTGGCGCTTAGTTCTTCTGGTCCAACATATGTATTAAAATAGTCCATCACTATATTTTTGGACGGAGTAGGAACATCTGAGGGAACAGGAGGCTTCTCTTTCGGATACGGGACATCCAGAAGGCCCTTGCGGGCGGCTATCTCTTGTCTAAGCTGCGGCAGTAATTCCTGTTGGATATAACTCTGGTCTAAAAGCCCCGGCATCTTAGAACCTCCCGGTAAATCGGAGACTGGCTTGGATGCCACGGATAGTATCCCGGACATCGTTAGTAAGCTCAGTGCCAACATTAGCCTGAAGTAGACCACCCAGCATCGGCTGCTCATAAGACATCCCTACCCTCGGCACCCCTCCTGCCTGATAGCTTCCTTGGGCCAGAAGACCCGGAGCAACTTGGTAGGAGGCGTTGACACCGTAATCTTGGAGACCACCTTGTCCAAATTGTCCATACGCTTGTCCCTGTAGATTGGGGTCTAGGACCGACAAATCAAAGCGAGGGGTCACCGTTGATTCACTGAGGTTCAATCTTGGGTCCATGTCAACGGAGACGCCGGGTGGCAAATAAGGAGCAATTGCTTCCTTCACAGGCTCGATATAGCCCTCATCGATTGCCCTGCTCTCCTGCCTAATCCGCTCCATAGCGACTTCAGGAGAGTAGCCAAGTGACTCAGCTATCCCTGCGCCAGCCAAGCCAGCGGCCCCTTTCATCGCCTGTTCCTTGGCGTAATCCAGTGCTGGCCCAGCACCAGCACGCTCTGCCGCTTGACTCATCTGTTTGAAATAGTCCGCCATCAGGCTGCACTCCTAGCTATGGCTGCACCTTCTTCAAGGGCAGACGTACCAACTCCCTGTATCGATTGTGGCTGAAGCATACTGGCGATCTGCTGTATTGCAGCGATTCCGGTGTCTGGAGACAAGGCCGCTTGCTGCTTCTGTTGTTCAGCCTGTCTTTCTGCCTCAGCCTCTGCTCCAGTTCGCTGCCTGACAGGGACCATCGGAGTGTTCTCGTTCGGTAGCCTTTCGTCAGCTTCGTTCATATACGCCGCTACTGACGCTGCGAATAGACCATCTCTCCCCGCCAATATCTTGGCCGCACCTTGGTTCGCAGCTTTCAAGGCAATTTGAGCATTCTTATTCAGCTTAGAGTTTTTAGCCACCTGCTCTATGCTCTCTCCACCATTGATCGCAGCATTAACAGCCCTCCAAGATGGTCCACCGGGCGCATACGACTTGAGCATCCCCATGAACACAACTGGTTTCAATGCTGCTCCAGCCGAGAAGTTTAACAGACCACGTATGCCCATCAGCGGCTGTCCCGCTGCACTGATAGCACCAGCCGTGGGATCAAGGTTGAAGCCACCCTGTATCACATTGGCCATCTGCATAAGCGGCTTGTACAGGTCTTTGGTCCCCTCCTTGCCGCTGCCCAGAAGCTCTTTCAGCGCAGCCGGAGACACGTTATTAGCGGCAACGATATCGTCGGCCCATGCTTTAAGAGCTTGGTTTCTCGTCTGGGGGTTCTGTCCCGCTATCTTCTTAACGCGATCAAAAATCTCAGAGTAGAGCATCAGGTTATAAAAGTCTGTCCCCCTCGGCTCAATTGCTCCAATGGCCCTATACTGCTGAACAGCTGCGTCTAGGTCCGCATCTCGCAGGTTTCGACCAATCTTCGCAACATTGTCTACGAACTGCCCAGCCTCTTCGTAGCTAAGCTGCATCTTCAGTTTCTCGACAGCCCTGACATTACCCTTCGACAAATCTTGCAGCGCCTTTCTATACTGCTCGAATGCCGAATTGTTAAACAGCCTGTCGAACGCCTTTCTGGCCCGTGCAGTTGTCTCCCTGTTTTTCAGATTGTCAATCTGAGCCAATGCCTCTCTGGCATTTTGACGCAGAGTTGGAATATCGCCAGTATCCAATGCTGTTCTAGTGAGGTTAAACTGGTCTCTGTGATAACGCATATATTGGGTGGCGATCTCTCCAAGGACCTCGTCTGCGTTCATAACATTCGCAGCCTTACCGCCAGCCTTCTGGATGCCGGTGAGCATATCATCGAGAGTTTCAACGAGTTCCGCGAAAACCTCGGTCTTCCGCCCGGTGACAAGGTCTCTGACATAGTCTGGAATAGTCTGAGCGGTGCTATTTTCAAACTTTCCTAGACCCTTGGCAAACGGCGTGATCGCCTTTTTGTATTCAGCGTTGACTTCCCGGAATTTAGTAGAGAAGTTGGGGCTGACTATTCCGTCCATAGTGTCCAAGATTTCTTTGGAAGCTATGACGCCCTCTCTCATACCGTTACGGTCCAGCCTACCTTTGTAGATATTCTGCCGGATAGCTCGATCAAGCTCGTATAGGTCTCTGGCAGTCACAGACGCGATCTCTTCTTTGGCTTCCTTAGAGGACCTATTAGTATAGGCCGCTAGATCGGCTGCAAAACCTTTCCCCAGACCAATCTCTGTTATCAGGTCGTCCAGTTCACTAATAGCTTCGTCTGCCTTTTTCGCAACGGCAAATCCGTCCTCGATGTCTATAACTTTCTGAAGACGATTTCCTAAACCATTAGAGGTCTTATTGAGAATAGCTATTACGTCCTCAGCACTCCTAGAATACTCCCCGGACAATTTGTTAATCAAGTCCGCTACCAGATCATTATCCACTATTGTCTGGTATAATCCATCAATGTTAAGGTCGGGGCTGGCGTAGAGTTCTGCCGACTCGTCAAAATTCTTCATCATATAGCGCAACTGGTTGTTGGCCTGAAGCTCTATCAAATCTCCTATTTCCGCCCTATCCCTCTGAACGGATGTTCTAGACATCTGCTTATACGCAGTGTCAATCTGATTCTGTATTTTCTGAGCAGTTTCTAGTTCTGCTTTGGTCAGAGTTTCCCTAAGCTGCCGTGCGATGTCAGCAGGGTTTCTACCAGCAGCCTGCCCTTGCCTAAAGAAACTATCCATTTTGTCCAGAAACTCCAGACCCTTTGCTGGAAGACTATCAGCTAGGTTTTTTGCACCAGCGCCTTCAGAAACAATAGCAAACTTGGCAAACAGGTTGCCAGAGTCGCCAAGCTGGTGTTTCAATGTGATCAGTGGGACAATTTCTTCTATTTCTTTTTCGGGAACGCCTTGCGCTCTGAGGAAAGCAACGGCATCCCGCCTTGCTTGTTTTGCAGACTCAGCGGTAACCGCTATTCCTTGGTTAGCCGTTACGTTGTCTATATTCTCTTTTGCAACATTTTTCATTTTGCCAGCGAGCGGCCCGATGGCAGCAAGGGGAAGGCCAAGTCCAAGCGTAGCTGCTGCAACAACTGCTCCCTGCGTTCCAGCACTGCTCAGTATCTCTCCTAGGTCCTCGTACTGGTTTCCACGGTACGTTTGAATGGCCTCTAGTCCGAGGTTAGCTGTCACATCCCCAGCACCCGCCGCCAGAGATCGTGCTACTAGCTGCCGAGTTCCAAGACTGGCCAAGAAGCCCCCAACTGCGGCGGCACCAGCTGCACCTGTTCCGGGAAGAGGGACAAGTAGTTCGGCGGCTAATGCGCCAACGCCTGTGGCAATCTCTGGCACAATGTCTACAATGTCATAGACGTTATTTTCTATACCGTCTATGAGCACTTTTCGATTGTCTTTGGGTTCTATACCAAGCCGACGAAGACCAATAGGATTGGCGTAGAACTCGCCAAAGTCGCTCAGCCCCCAGCCGTCTTTGCCCAGACGAGCGTCCAGAACAGCCTTGGCCTCTTTTGGGTTACCCTTGGCCAAAGCAAGATCAAAACGAAGACCGGCATGGTCTACGCTTGATTTCATGTCGTATTCTTCTGAAACATCATAGGCTACGCCCTTGCCAAATGCTACGGACGGGAGAGCCTTGGCAATCAGATTTTCTGCTTCGGCATCAGACAATCCAGCAGGAAGCTGGACTTCCATACCGTTGTAGAGCGTATAAATTTCACGTTCTGCCAATGTTGTATTCCTTTATTGCGCTGGGCGTCTTGCAGAAACTAGGCCAGAATTATATGGTGAGAACTGTCCCGGATCTACCCCCTGAGCTCGTAGTATTTTAGAGTTCACTATTAGTTGTTCGGATAGTTTAGATTTGAGACGTTCAAGCTGGCCCATGACTTCTGGATTGGAAACGAACCAGCCGCCTTCTTGCAGAATCTTACTCAAGTTTTCATAGTTTTGTTTAGTTATCTGCCCCTTAGTATAAGCCGACTCGAAAGTATTCATAATAGAAGCCCTGAGAGACCTAGCTTTGCCAGCGGCACTCTCGCCCCCGTAACCGAAAAGCGCCCCAATAGCTTTGTAAGCCTCTTCTGTTTTTCCTGCTAAACCGCCAATCCGTGCATTGGAAAGCACCTGCATATATTCATTTATGCTATCTAGGCTTGATTTTAGGCTGCTAGCTGTGTTAATACTTTTAATAAGCGGAGCTTTGAACTCTTGGGGACCAGACTTTTTAATCTGTTCCTTCTGCAATTCAAGCTTTGCCTTAGCTTGCGCAGCTTCGGTAGCTGCCCGAGTGGTCTGGACATCTTGGAACGCCTCTGAAAATGCTGCAACAGGTCCTACACCATATTTACGTTCTGCCCGAGACATTCCTATGAGCGTGTCAAGCAGACCGGACTGATACATTCTGTCCAGCATTGAACGCTCTGAGGTATATTCCGACTGCTCTGCGCCGGTTTTAAGAGCTTGGTTCGTAACAATGCTTGGGTCTCTGCTCCTAGAATTTTGACGTGCTTGCTCTACTTCCACAGCCTTTCTGGCTTCTCGCATATATTCTTGCGCACCAGTTTCCCCAAGAGTATTACGGCTGACTGGAATAGGGGACATAGGATTTGCATAGTCGGTAGTCAGGTCTCTCCTAGCCCTGTCAGCATCCGCTACCCTCTGCTTAACAGACCTAGGATCAAATGGTGGGGGAGGAGAGTAGGGACGATCCAAGGGAATAGACACACTACTGGCCCCTACTCTATTGCCCTTAACAAACCTAGTCGGAAAACTTTCTATACCCCAGTCACTCATAATTCTACGAGCTATCTCACTGTTCTCAGCAGTCGGGGGAGGAACTGGCGTATACTTTTCCCCAAAGAGGACATTTCCTAAAATGTTCTTGCCCTCTGCCAGAAGACCCCTACCGAGTTCATATGCGCCCTCTCCAGCCTCTCCAATGACTTGAAGAAGGCCCCCTGTCTTCTGCGCCTGAGACAGTTTATCTCGTATATCAGCCATCCTTGCCCGTGCGATGGCAGAGCGTTCGTTGTAATCAGCCATATCTTATCTCACACCAGAAGTTTAATTGGGTTTCGACGGATATTGCTAGACAGCAAACCGCCCAACATTTTTCCAAGCTGGTCGTAGTACATTTGAGAACTCGCCAGATAGCTTGGAGTTTTGTAAAGATCAGATGGAGGAGTTGGCCTATAGCTGACGTTACCAGATTGGACCCTAGGGATACTCTGCATTCTTCCCTGAATAGGCTTAAATGCTTCCCCATCTCCGGACCCGGCTAGATTCCCAAGAACAGAACCGAGTTTATCAAAATCTAACCCAGTAGAGGTTCCACCTTCGTCAAAATCGTCCTCAGCTGTAAATTTATTTCTGAGTGTATTGTAAAGGTCTGTCCCCGGCTCGATTTCTTTAACGTCGCTCTCGTCATCCGCTGTTTCAAAGATACGTATTTTTCCGGTACTTGGATCAAGCTCAGACCGATAATTTGATAGAGACCCCTTTCCCTCGTACCAGTCCCCCATTGTGCCGCCTAGTAGGTTGTCCAGAAAACTCGACGCCATCACAGTTCTCCATAATTGACCATCAGGAATCCATCAGGTCCAGTGATGACTGCTTCTGGTTTGATCTTCTGGACTTCTTGGGCAATCACGCCGTAGCTAGGCTGCTTGATATCCTTGTCTTTCCACTCCCAAGTGTACCAGCGAATACCATTGTCACTCTGCCGGACAAACTTGATCTTGGTCTTGAGCCTCTTATCAGACATCGCGTATATCTTAGCACCAGTGGCAGCGGCGCTGACCAGCTGACTGAACGGACTTGGCCCACCGGGAGTAACAGCACTGGTATAGCCTTGGCTCGTCTGCTGCATCTGAGTGCTGCTGCCGAGACCAGCAAGGCCACCATAGAGGTTCGCCATCGTAATAAGCTGCGCCCTGCGAGCTTCCTGCTCCTGCTGTGCCAAGCGAGCAGCATCAGTAAATTCAGCCGCCTGTCGAGCTTCGACCTGCTGGCCGATTGCCTCTTGGAGAGACGCAGGGGTCATCTGTGCCTGTAGCATGGCCTGAGCCAACTGAGGAGTACGGCCCTGCGCAGCGATCCTGCGAGCCTCTGCTTCCTGTAGGGCAGCTGACATCTGACGCTGCGCAAGCTCTTCCCGCTTCTGTTGCTGCATCAACTGTAGCTCGCCGAGAGCAGTAGACCCAAGACCAAACTGACCAGCTTGAATCGCCTGTTGCTGCGCCGTCGCCTTGTCCGCTTCGGTCATCTCGCGAGCACGCTGAGCAATCGTCCCCAGCTGCGCCTGATAGATCGGGTCCATCGTAGGATCAGCTGTGGCCCGTGCTAGATCAGCTGCGAACAAATTTTGGTAGGTCGGTGCTAGACCAGCTGCCGTCTGCCCTACCTGACCATAGATGTCTCTAGCTGCCAGCGTCTGCGCCGACTCCTGTGGCACCAGTGAGCCAGTATAGAGCGCAGGAGCCTCACCGAAGACTTGCTCGATCTGCGGCAGAACATTCCCGATATACGGAACCACAGGAGCATACGGCTTGATCTCAGTTGATCCGGAAGATGTCATCTGCTGCGGAGCTTGGACAACCACCGGAGGAGGGGACTTAAAGATACTACCCATTTTATAGCCTCTTTCGTATCGTTATGTTTTTGAACTCGTAGCCCATCGGCTCCATCACCTTTTCCCAGCCCTTGCGACCAGTCATCTCGAAAAACTCATACCCTAGTTTCTTATAGTATTCTTCCACAACCGGAGTCACTACTGTAAAGTCGAACACGCCGCTGATGGCCTCTGCGCAGATGCCACGGCTTTGCGGGTACTCTCCGAAGCCAATGACAAAGCAACCTTGAATCACATTGTTCTCATCCGTTGATACCCAGAGGTCGCTGGTTCCAGAGAGAACACGGTGGTACAGATCAGCAGCGTTATAGATGTCTTCGGACTTACTCCTTAGTATCGACTTCTCGAAGAACGGATAGCACTGAGCCACCTTGTTGCGAAGCAGCGGATCATTGAGGCTGACGAGCTTATAGCTTAACCCAGCTTCCACCGGAGTTGTAAAAATATATTCCCTCTCCCGATCCGGGGTCCCAACTAGAGCCATCGGCATACCGTATATCTCCTTGCTGTGGCTTGTCCGGCGCAGCGTAGACAACATCCAAGTGTCCGTCGCGCACCAAGTCCAGAACTGTTCTGATCTCTAGGAACATCTGGTCTACGAACCTAGGGATATCCTCGATGGTCGTAGGACACAACGATGGATCAAATCTGAGAAACTCCCGGCTCATCGATCAGACACAACCTCTGATTCAACAGAGTACCCGGAGAGCCTGAATTGTGTATCCGACGCGCTCTCGATCTTGATCGCCATATAACGACCACGAACTCGACAGTCTACCTTCGAGTCGGTGCCGATGGTAAAAGCAACGGGATCATTATAAGAGACACCGGCATACGGCTCTAGCTCAGCGCCGATGCTGATGTTGACTGTTCCGGTTCCCTCGATCCTCGGATAGACACGGGTAATCGATTTGACCGCATCCGTTCGACCAGCGTGCAGACCAACTCGCTCCAGAATTGTATTGAACGACGTGCCGTCAAAGGTCGTACCGGAGTCAGCTAGGTACATCTTGGTATCATTGGTGCCGCACATCAGAAGTGAATCAATCGCCGGGTTATACTCCTGCTGACCCCAGACCAGAGCATTGGTCTGCCACTGTCCGGTCGCTGCGGTCCAAGTGTTAGTCAGTGCAGGGTTCACGAGACCTTTAGCAGCAAAGTTGATATTCGGAAGGTCACGAGAAGACCACGTTTCATCTCGATAGTTCCAGATCAGTGCTGTGTCCGGAAACCCGTTGGTAGCACCCGTCGAGGGGAAGCAAATCCAGACCTCGTTTCGAATCTTGTTATGAGCCAAGAAGGTCTTATAGTAGTACGTCGAGTCGATCTCAGAGAACAGGAATGTCTTGACCTTATCATCGATGATGCTCTTCAGAGTGTTGCCATTGTGGATCACAACATCGTTGGTAGACATCATCACATGACGGCCGTCACCGAGATCGATCACAGCGTCTCTGGCAAATAGACCAGTATCCTTGAACTTCTCTCGGACATTGAAGGTGAACGCGCCGCCAACATAGTTCAGTGCGTAGACACTATCTTCTTTATAGACGACAAGTTCATTACCAAGCTGAAGCGCATTGAGCACATGACCCTTAGTACCAGTGAGCGAGGTCTCTGCTGATTCGGACGCTGTGCTCGCAGTGTTCCAAGTGTCGGCACCATTGGTAGATGCGCCAGCAGGAATAGCGTCACTCCAGCGGATCGTAAACGGCTTAGCCGTACCACTGTCCGTCAGGTTCAGAGCGACCAGATGGTTTCTGAACGGAACAATCGTCTTGCACTTCAGCGTAGCTGGCCAATCGGACAAGTCGGTGAACTGTGAGCCAGCTTGGGTAAAGCTCTGGGGAACATCGAGGCCATTGGTGCAGACCAGCACGCCACCTAGAACACCACCCTGCCAGTTGTTCGTCGTACCGCTCAGAGTCGTATAAGACCCAGAGGATCGCGTCACAGAGCTATGCGTTGTCCCATCGATCTTATAAAGATCAGTAAGACCACCGTAAATCCAGAGGTTCGTGCTACCCTGTAGCCAGCTGATAGCCCAGTAGGGGGCAGCTGTAGGAGTACCTAGGACCGACGTATGCCCAAGTATCTTACCAGCCTTGCCATCGATGAACCTGACATTCTGGACATCATTGAACAAAGATGGCGGCATGTCATAAGGCGACAGGTCTCTGTTCAGAGAGAACCTGCCCTGCGCTGAAGATGCGACATCGAAGAGTTGCTTAGCCATTGCCCGTCGTCGTGTCCTCTGTCCAGACAGTTGAGTTCCACTCTTGAAGAGCTATATAGTCTGCATCTTCGTACAGGATATTCCCGCCACTTTCCTGTATCAGATCAAACTCGTCTTGTACCCAATTGGTAGGCATCAGGCACCCCTACGAACCAGAGAACCGGGATCACCTTGAACAGTCATCGTCATAACCGTACCGCTGTATCGCGCAGCTTCTTCCGACCGCTTGACCTCGTCGAGCGTAGCTTGAAAGATAGAGGCAAACCTTTGAGTCTGCTCTGTATCGTTCAGGTAGATAGCTCCTTCCATGCAGGAGCCAAAGAGGTACAGGTCGGGAAACTCAGTGAGAACATCGTTGGACGTAACACTGTCCGACAACGAGTTCAGCTTCTGAAAGTAATTGATACTGATCGTATAGGCTCCATCCGGAGTCGGAGCGAGCTTTATGTTCTTTCCAAGATTTGTATACGCCCTCGGAAATCCGTTGCTCGTAGAGCCATACTCTCGACTTGACGACTCAGGAGACAGATAAGTAAGAGCATAGCTGGAAGACGAAGTGTCGTAGGTGATGTTCCGTAGCTCAATCAGATCGCTGGGAAGATCATAAAAAGCCGTACCAGAAGTCGTTGTCGTCGTCGCCCGGACCATGTTCGCCCTGACGCGAAGCTCACGGTTCAGACGGTTTTCAGTTAGCGTAATGAAATCAGGAATGACATCAGTGAGGTCACTCCTGTTCAGGTAGTTTGCTACGCTGGTCTTCAGTTCTGAGTACGTTGAAAGGCTCATTAGAGTTTGCTCTCATGTGTTCTGAGAAACCTGTTCTCGGGGTCATTCAACAGCTGCTTGATCTTGGGCCAGTCGTTTTTATTATAGATATCAATTCCGAGTTCACGTTTCCACTTTTCAATGACGATCAACGGAATGCTGGCAACCTTGCGCATCCCTGAAGTAGCCACGCCACCGTACATCGAGTCATTATTAAGTTCTTTTTTATTCAGTTCGAGCAGCGGCTGAACATCTTGGGTACTGTGGAGAATGACGTTATCTGTCTCGTGGTCGTAATTAAATTTTGTCTTGACTGGATCACTCATAACTATCTCTTACAAAGTGGTGGGGAGAGGCACTAGGCCCCTCCCCTTTAGGCTTAGGTAAGGTCGTAGACCGCACCGAGCGCCTTCTCGTTTTTAACGACAAGGGTGTACTCGGTGATGATCGCACGCTGCTCACCGTCAGACGTGGACGCCACTTCCTTCTGGAAGAAGGGACGCAGGTACGCGATACCATAGTACTCCGGATCGAGCAGCCAAACGTCACGAGCACGCTGGAAGCGGTTCGGGACAACGGCCATCTCACCAAAGTCACTGACGTACACATCCATGCCGCCAATGATGCGCTGGTCGGATACATCGTTGAAGTTCGACACACCCGCCGAGCCACCGACACCAACAAAGCTGGAGAACGTCTGCTTCTTCGACGGAGCCATCATCAGGTATTTGATGTCAGCGCCCGAATCATAAGCCGACAGAATCGAGGCTTTGAGAAGGGTCTCGGTGAAGGTACGCTGAGTACCATCGGTACGAGCCGTACCATTACCAGGCGTAGACGCACTCCCGCCTTCCGAGATGTTGGTCTCGACCCACGCCGGAAGCGAGCCAAGCTTACGAACGGTGCTATCCGCTGACATCGGAGTCTTCGTCTGGTTCGTACCAACCAGCGTCGTCTCCATGTCGCGCTTCAGTTCCTTCGCACGCTTGGACATCTGATAGGCCAGTTCTTCGCGACGGCCCGCCTTCGACACCGCGTCAAGCGTGCCGGAAACGAGAGTCGTCTTGAGGCTGATCTGGCAGATGTTGCCTTCGCGAGTCGTAGCAGCCGGTTCAGCCGCCGTGAGCGTCGCGCCTTCTTCGTTGTAGTTCGTACCGACAGCGGCAGCGAGGGCATCCGTCTGCCACTCGTGGTTTACCGCAATCGCGTCCATACGACCGCCCATAGACATGAACGGCGTATCAGTCGGGGAAATGTCGTAGATCACGTTCTCAAGGTCTTCGCGAAGACCAGCAGCGGAGTACGTGACATACACACCAGTAGGCTGTGCCATGTTTAGCTCCTATTTTAAGAGATTAAGTCCAGAAAAACACTTGCGGCGTCACGAGGGTTACCCGTTTTTGCAAGTCTTTCACGCTTAGCCTGAGCGTCTCGCTTCGAGCGTTGTGCTTTAGAAGCTGGCGTTCCGGCCTTCACAACTTTAGGAGCAGCTGGTTTAGCTTTCTTGACAGGAGCCGTGGTGCCCTGATCCTGCATCATAGCTTTGTACAGAACCATTACGACACGGTGATCGGTTATCCCGTCAATGTCTTGAGGAGAAAACCCTAGACTCAAACTATAATCCCGCAAACGAGTTTTCAAGTTTGAACCGGGGTCAGCATACTCAGGCAAATTCTGTGCGAGGAGTTCCGCTTCTTTCTGGATTTTCTCCTGTAGCACACTGGCCATTTCTGCTTCGTTCTGCTGCTGAACTCGCCAACGCTCGTTCTGCAACTCAGTTACTTTCTCCTTCGCTTCCTGATACTCAAGACGCTTCTCCATGTATTCCATAGGATCAGTGTCTTTGAGTTCTTTCCAGTCGATTTTTTCAAAACGCTGGAGTTCAGCGTTCTGGTTCATCGACATATTCTCAAGAAGCTGAGCGTACTGATTACGCTCCTGCTGAACAGCTTGAAGGTTAGCCTCGTAGGCTTTCCTCTGCTCCGCTAGTGACTGCGACTTACGAGTATAGTCTGCTTGCCGCTGGTATCCGCTCCTCAGTTCATCAAGAGTAACCTCAAACTCTTCACCGTCAACTTTGACAGTGTAGGCCGGAGAGGTTTCTGTCTCAACTTCGTCGTCGTATACCTCTACTTCTTCTGCCTCTTCCGCCTCGTCATAATCTTGGGCTTCATATTCCTCGTCGGAATTGACAGGTTCTTCGACTGCTTGTTCTGGATTAGTGGTCTCCTCACTTCCAAACATGACATCGAACATTGAAAGCTTCGGCTCAGTGACTTCCCCTTCGGGATTGGTCGGTGCCTCACTCATTGGTTTACCCTTCTATTTTAGCGTTATGGATGGTTGCCTCTAGGTCTTCCTTAATGGAACGCAGGGCGTTAAGTTTCATCCAACAAAGTTCTCTCTCTTCTGTAGTCTCAGCTATGCCCCATTGAGAGATCAAGTCATTGCTGATTCGTTCAAGCGTTTCTTTGAAAACTGGGTTCTCTAAGATTATCGCTGCTTGATTTGCTTTTTCTTTATGGTTCATTTCTTACCGAAACGATTACCAGCACCCTTTTTGTGCATCTTGTTTCCGCCGGGACCGGGAACCTTGCGATTACCCATCTTGCCCGACATCTTGCCGCTGTATTTAGCAACCATCGTTATCTCCTTACCATTTTTTGCAAGACCAATATCTTGCTGTTAGTTTTCCGGGGGGATTGGTGTCGCATTTGTGCCTTGCTCGAAAGCTCTTGCGACGACTCGGCTGGTCTTTTTTAATAGACATATTAGGATCGCCAAACCTAATAAGACGTACTTTGTCACCCTGTTTCGCTAGAACTGCAAACTTCTTAGATTTACCGGGGGTCCTCTTCGGTTTGTTATACCCTGAGAACCGCTCGCCTCTATAGTTTATCGTCATGTCTTTATGATAAAGTTAATGGGCTGATACTTCAGGACATCGGTGCCAGTGGCTGCACTCGCTGTGCCAGCTGTGCCTAGAACAAACCCTGAACCGACACCTACAGGAAAGTAGGTGCGATAATCCGGAACCTTGAAGTTAGAACCGGATGTTCCAAAGGTGGTTCCGATGATGTTATAGAGAGCAGAGTAGGTAACTGTGGAATAATCAGAGCCGTCACAAAGGAGCCAGTCGTTGATGCCGCTGATCGTCTGCGTCGTTGGAATCGTATTAGACGCATACATCATAACAGCGCCCGTTTCAAATCCAAGTTTGTTCAGCTGTGCAGAGGTGGGATTTACAGCTGTGGTCGCCAGATTGGGAAACTGCGCCTTGAGAACACTCTTGATCAGTCGGAGATGATCATCGCCTTCTGAGATGTTGTCGCTCGCAGTCGGCTGCGCTGAGTTCAGCTGGCTAATATATGTTGCGGATTCAACAGTCATCTCTTAGTTCCTTTTGCCTATTGTAGCATTATTAAACAGGGTTGTCAATACGTTAGTCCAGTTGGTGCCTTCGATGATAGGACAGATTTTGTCAGAATACTCCATTGGAGTTACGGCTATCATAAAAGTTCCATTCGGTGCTTTGAATAATGTTACCAATCCACCGTTGATATCTATACCGTAGCCTTGAACCTTAGCACCTATCTTCTCTGTGAGTGTTTCTTTGACCACATCTATATCATAGCATGTGATATTAGCTCCTAATGCGCTAGTCGGAACTAATAACAACAGAGCTGTCAGGAGCTTATTCATCTAGCTCAGGCCAGTCATACAGGATACCAGACTTGATGATAGACCCAACGTCATCCTGCGTATAGCGGACAAAGAGAGCAGCGATGGCATTGGTGTCAGCTGCATCGGAGATAGCAGTTTCCATTTCGGTGGCCTTTGTGCGGATCGCTGCACGCCACGTAGAGATGTTTGCGGGAACATCTGTCCCGGTGTCGGCCTTCCGCACGATTGCCCAGTCGCTCTGCGCGAGAAGCGCCCCCTGCTGTGCCTTGACCTCCGCGATCAACGTTGACTTGACGCCCGGCGTCGAAAGCTGCTTCAGCGTGATCGGGTCGATGACCGGGATGCCAGCCTCGTCCACCATCGGCGTGTCGTTCAACGGCTTCGCCGTGCTGCTGACGCTGCCGTCCTCGTTGTAAGACCAAGTGTACAACCGGCTGTCTGGATGCGGCTGCTGCACGATCTCGGTGATGCCGAGCGCGGCTTTCTGCGCGGCGCTGTAGGTGTGCCACGACGCAGGGTGCGTGACGCCGTTCTCGTCGGTCCACGATTTGCCCGGTCGAATGGTGCGCCCGTGGCAGCATTTGTAGATGGTCGTCATGTGTGCCTCCTATCGGGCGTTAGCAGTTTTGAACGGGGATTGGGCAAAGGCCATGAATACATACGTCGCGCCAGAGGTATTGATATCGCTACCGGTACTTTTAAATTTGAAACCGTTTGATACAAAATCCCACTGATGAGCAGTTCCGCCGCTAAATTCTGCGTCAGAAGTATTAGGTTTGAGTTGGTGATTACCTACGTTGTAAGTATCTCTCTGATTATCAAAAATCACCCAGTCATTTCCTGCTGCTGAACTTTTTTTGCAAATAATCATTGCAGGCCGGAAACCGCAGTAGACAAAAGGACCATCAGACGAGCCATTACCCGTGTAGCTGCCGAATTTGCTGAAGCCTTCTACTTCTGCAAAATTATACATTACGAACTCTGTAGTATTAGTGTCTGAGTCAACCGCAGTGCCTGTGTTGACAACAGTTGAACTTGGAGCAGAACTAAACACTGTTGTGTCTGCTGTAAAAGCATCAGTACCCTGTAGCCTTAAAAAGCCAACGCTGCTAAATGATTGGTGCCAAACATACCATGAAGGTGGTCCACCAGTTCCAGACCTCCATCGAAGAATGGTCATTGCGGGGGTCGTGCCTAATCCGTGACCGACAGTTTCGTTTGTATCTGCCGGTGGTTTTTGGAACGTAGCGATGCTAAAACCGGCCGCCTGATTTTCAGACACATTTGACGTTACGCTTCCATCGGTGTTGGTGCTGCCGGTGCCGTTGGCTTTCCAAACCCACGCTACGCTATTACCGCTTGGCGCAGAATAGGTAGTCTCCGCTCCTGTGCTATTCGACTGAAGTACGGCAGAAGTGCCTCGCACACTGTCGATTAGCTGGTGGTTGTTGCTGTTGTCGCGATCCTTGATCCATTCGAACTGATCAGTATATAGCGCCTCTGCCGTTGTCTTGATGTTTGCGCCAGTGTCCAGCACAGTCTGGAAATAATCGCTAGGCAGCGCGATGGTCGGGTCGGGTAGGTTGGCGGTGGATAGTGCGTTGAAGCCGGTGGGTGGTGTATAGGTGAAGCCGCCAGTCTGACCAAAGTTAGCGGTTACTGAAGTTGTTCCATTGTTTCTTTGTACAATTGGTACATAATCCCCGCTAATCCCGGTCTTCGCTGCATTCGTTGTCGTTCCAGCGGCTATCTCTGCGGCAGTTGCGCTATTCTGCCATGTTCCATTTTTGCTGAACCATATCGCTCCATTGTCCATATCCAAAGCAACGCCGATTGTATCGGTATTTATAAAGCTATCTCCATAAGCAGAAGATGATCCATTGTCATAAAAGTTTCCAGTATAATGATAACCAAAGGTATTATTGGAATAAGATGTGTCATTTTCGGTATAGACGTAACTAACGGCTGGTCCTGCGCCAGCACCCTGATAGCTGTTGATTTCCCAGTACCATTTGCCGGAAGAAACGCTGATAGTACCGGGGGTATATGGAGTATCCGCCGTGCCTGAGTAAGAAAGAACAAGGTTGCCATCTGATAATGTGACGTTAGACGGTTGAGTATTTATAGGGGAAAACGTGCAGAAATTATCAGTAGGCGTATCCAGCATCTGATCCGCACTGGTCAAGCCGCTGCTGGTGAAATCATTGGAATTGCCGCTGTAGTCTGCACCTAGATCGGCGCTGTCTGCGCCGGTGATGTAGAAGCCGTTGGTGCCATAGCTGCCGGTGTAGGCAATCGGCACCCATTGTCCAGTATCGCTGTTGACTTCGCCAAAGCTGGTGGCATCTAGTGCGGTGCCGTCGATGAAATTAAGCTCGGATATATAACCATCTAAGTGCCTTCCAGTAGCACCACCACTAGGGTACCAACTTCCTATTCTGTGTTCTACAGTATTATTAAAATTATATGTAGCACCAGAAGATATAGTATATCCTGCCCTTTCTGCTGCTCTTTCACCATTTACATACAAAATAATTCTATTGGCTTCCGTAGCATTATCTGTATCAATTACAAAAACACAATGGTACCATGCTGAAGGATCACGAAAAACTTGATCAGACTGATAAAAGTTTTGTGTTCCATCTCCAAAAATAAAATTATAATCTCCTGTTTGGTTAAAGAAAATAGTGTGTCCGTAAGTTCCACCTGCCGCTGAAAATAAAACGCTTGAACTAGCGGTATTAGCGACTGCTGGTTTTACCCAAAAACTCCAAGTCATTGTAGTGCGATTACCAGCACTGGCCGGTGTGCGATACAGATATGGCGAATCATTGTCGTTAAACCGAATCGACTGGTCGATGGCATAACCGCCCGCTGCCTTAGATGTGCCTTGGATGATGCTCATTTATGCAAAAGCCGTTGAGGTGACTACATAAGCATTGGTGCCGTCGTCGTAGTACGAGAGCCAATAGGTGCCAGCGGTGCTGATCGTCGTCGCGAGGTTAGCATCGCCCTTCGTCGTCGCAGCGAGCGAGATGGCGTGACCGCCGGTGTTAATCAGGAGGATGTTACCGGATTGACCCGCCGTGTGGTTCGTGAACGTCAGCGTGCCGGAGCCGGTGGGGGTACACTTGAAGTTGTTCGTGGCGTTCAGGTCAAAACTAAGATCATTGTCTGTGGTAATCGTACCACGCTGGGAAACAGTGAACGTCTGCGCCGCATCGGTGACAGCGTTGTCAGCGTCGTATGCCTGAACGTCAGAGCCGATAGCCACGCCGAGGTTCGTGCGAGCAGTTGCTGCATCACTGGCACCCGTGCCGCCATCTGCTACAGCGATATCGGTCGTCAGCCCGCCGAGCGAAGTGATATCGGTGTTAGCACCGCTGGCCGCTGCGCCAAGACTGGTTCGAGCGTCTGCGGCGTTGGTGGCATTGGTGCCGCCGTTGGCCAGCGGAAGAGTGCCGGTGATCTCCGAAGCAGCCACCTGCCCCCACGCCGGATCGGTGCCGTCAGACTTGAGAACATAGGTCGATGCGCCAATGCCCAGTTTGCCTAGAGCAGAAGCGCCGCGCACGATCAAGTCGCCGCGAACGCTGGTCGGATCGGAGATACCGCCCAGAGCCGCTAGAGCAGCGTTGGCAGTGGTTTCACCAGTACCGCCTTTGTTGATAGGCACTGTGTCCAAGCTGACGGTGACTGCTCCGGTGGGAGTGTCTACGCTGATCGGAGACGTTCCGGCTAGGCTGGCGACACCAGCGAGCGCAGAGGCCAAAGTGGATTTACGAACCTTGTTCGTTGTCCCGGCGCTTACGTCTACGATTGGAAGAACGTCATCATCCGACAGATCAACCTCTGCCAGTTCTGTCAGTTCTGTGATTTTCTTGTTAGTAGCCACTTAACCCTCCAACCAGCTAATAAATACGTTTGCGCTTCCGTTTGTAACAATTACCGCTATTTTGTCACCGTCAGTTCCTCCGGGAGTCGTTGACGGCCTGACTGTGATATAATTTTCGTCGCCATCGTGAATAAACGTGGACGTTCCGTCTGTTAGAGCAGTCGGATTTGTACCAACTTCAAAGAAAGTCAGCGGAGACCCGGAAGCTCCGTGACACGCGATTCTTGCCACGTTGCAGCCAAACGGAGTAGGACCAGATGCAACAGAGGTTCCAGAAGAAGTGATCTGTTCGTTAGAATTGATACGATAGGCGTAGACGTTCTGGCGGGCCATTTAGCCCTCCAGCCACGTGATGTTGACTGTGGCCGTGCCGATGCTCGCGATCTTTTCGCCGTCCGTCGCTCCGCTGCTCGTGTCACCCATGATAACAAAGTAGCCGGGAGCAGCGGGCTCTACCAAAGTGCTCGCAGCGGTGGCCGTGGGATTAGCGCCAATAGCGATGTTGACGTTCGCAGTGGTTGCGATGCGAGCAATGGTGCAGCCAAAGGGAGCACGTCCACTCTGGGCGCTGGTGCCTGTGCTGGTGATGTTTTCGCTGCTGATAATGCGCGAAGCGATGCTGTTCTGGTGAGCCATGATTATGCCTTTATGTTTTTGTCAGAGTTCATTTCGAAGCCTAGCTCGATGCCTTTGAGCTTTAGCTCTTCCCGTTTTACTGCCATATCGTGTTCAATTTCGACTCGCTCAAGTTCGAGCTTAGCGGCCTTGATTTCAAGTTCTTTCGCTTTGACCTGTGCTTCAAGCTGCGTAGCCTGAGCTTGCGTCATCATCGCTTGCGCCTGAGCCTGCGCCAGCTGCTCCTGAGCACTCGGCGGCGGAGGCTCGGTAGGAGGCGTTGAGATGAACTTGTCTACATTCTTGATGCCCATTTCGTCTGCAATCTCGCGCATAAGATTATAGATGTTATCAGGCTGAATGATCCCCTGAGTCTGTTGCCCAACCTTCTCAACGAGGGCTGCGTAATTGCTGAGGTTCTGAAGTCGAATATCCTGATCCCCGTAACCGATGCCGACTTCGATGTCAACATCAAGGTCTTCTCGCCAGCTGCTGGGATCAATCTGAAAGTAGGTGTTATTCAGTCGGACGATCCGTTTGCGATCCTCGTAACGCTGAATCAGGTTGTATATCTGCTTGAACATATTCCGGACACCAGTGTCAGCAAAGACACGAGCGATCAGTTCAAGGCGTCCTTGGGCATTTGTAAGAGCAGCTGTAATAGCTCCGCTAGTTACATGGGTCTTCAGTACGTCAGCCGAAAGACCCTGCGTCTGCGGGTTGACACCTGTGCGACCTGTCTTCAACTCCTCCCAGTATTTTAGCATCTCAAAACTGTAGCTCTGGAGAGCAGGAGTCTGAATAGGCTGTAGAGCATTCGGGCTTCTGGTTCTGACGATGCCACCGGGACGATTCGTCAGAAGGTCATCGATGTTCACCTGACCTTCAACAACTTGGAACCTACCGTTGTTCGAGAGGTACATATTGTCAAGGAGGTTTCGAGTCAGCGTCGAACGAATCAGCTGAACATCCTGAATAGTCTCTGCTACGCTCAATCCATAGAACTTGTGCGGAATCGGAATAGGACAGACGGTGCTGAACGGAATATAATCAATAGGCTCTACGTCGAGCAATTCTGAACCAGCGTGGAGGACTTTGTGCAGTACACTAATTCCACTGCCGTCCATATCAAACTTCAGGTAGGACTCGTAGACTTGGACCACCATCTCTGAGTCGGCAGCTGCCTGATTAGGATAGACATCTGTCGAGTCGTAAGCGTGGCGAGCCATATACTCTTGGCTCGTGGTGATGTCGTCCGCTCCACCTACGTAACCCGGAAGGCTATCGACAATCTCCGGATCGTAGCCCATCTTGATCAGGTCGCTCTTGCTCTTGTGCGAGCGATGGCAGATGAACCGAGCGTCCTCTAGAGTCTTGGCACCACGATTGATCAGAAACTCTTCCGGCGGCACGTTTTCAATCGTGACCTTGCCGCTCATCGTCGTTCTGGCGAAGGTCGCGTTGTGGTAAACCTCTTCGATCTGAATCATATCTCCGGTGAACGGGTCCGGCTGCTCAGTGATCTCGGTGATCTCTTCGTTGGAGACAAGCTCTAGCTCGTCATCCTGCATCAGAATCGAAAATTCCTGCTCCGTCAGGTTTTCGTAGGTCTCAGTCGTGGTCTTTTCGATCTCTTCCCAGTAGTGTTTTACGACGCCGACCTTCTGCATCAGGGCATCGAGGAAGAGATTATACAGCACCATGAATCCGTTATTCTGCTTGTAGAACACGTGATTCACGTACTTGGTCGCCTGTTCTGCGATGTCCTCGTCTTCCGGACCTTCGGGGACAAATTTGACAACACGATCTCCAGCTGTGAAGATGCGCATCAAGCTGGGCATCATCCACATCAGGGTATCTTGGACATCAGTGACTACGACCTGACTGCGGCCATCCTCTTCGTTGCCGAAGGGTTCGCCGTAGAAATACTCGATGGCCTTCTCGCGCTGCTGGCTGATCTCAGAGTCCATGTAGTCACTGGACCCGTTGATCTCGCTTTCTACGAGACCAATGATTTCGTCGTCTGTCATATTATGAGCCATCAGGATTTCTTCTTCTTCTTGGGAAACCCGGCTTTCATCGCTGCGTAAGCTTTGTCGGAGACGGTGCTCTTGCTCTTAGGACGCGAGATGCCCTTCTTTTTGCGAGCATTGATGTTCGCATAGAGTCCTTGTTTAGCCACGTTTCTTCTCCTTATACCCGCTTGCGTAAGCTGCCTGTGCTTGCCTAGCTGCTCCAGCTTTGGTCTTGTAGACCTTGCCCTTACTGCCCCACTTGTAGCCACCTTTGACTTTGCGGATTGGCATCAGACTATCCCTGAGCTAGAGTATTTGATTTCCTGTTCAAAACCGTACTTGCGGTAATGAGTCTTGTTTTTCAGCTTTTCGCCGAAGCGTTCTACAGAGAGAACAGCGTAGCGCATCGCTGAAATCAGATCGTCTTTGATCGCAACCACCTTACCATTTTTGCGATGGTAGAGACGCATTTCTTCCAAAGTTTCAACACAACTTGAAAAGATTTGCAGACGACCTGTTTCGAAGCGTTGTAGCATTTCGCTAAGCCCTGCTTCAATCGAGTTATTACCATTCAATTTGCCTTCCGCTGGTGGATTGCTAAAATGCTCAGGAAGCATATAGACGCCTAGGTCTCGATACTGTTGGGCCAGCTGAATGCCTGATCCCTTATCATGCTGTAGTCCATCATGGGGGAATGCTACAGGGATACCGGGTGTTCTGGCATTGATCACAGCTGCGTGTGTCAATGGTGTTTCTTTGCTTCTGCGATACTCGTCGTAGACGTAGATGACATCGTCGTCCGGATCAAATGCTACCCAGCTGATTGCCGTAGGGTGGTCGTAGCCAAAGTCCACAGCAGCAAGTCTGGGAAAGTGCTCTGGAAGATCGAAATCCTCGCAGGTGATGTCCTCCTCTGTTACCGGAAACACCAGACCAGAGCCGAATACCGGAATACCACGAGAGCGCATATCGCGCTCAGCTGGGCTATATACGGCTAACAGCTGTTCCTTCGTCTTCTCGTCTAGGTGATCTACGTCGTCCCAAGTGGCTGTCGTCAGGCTTTGTCCGGGTTTCAGTTCGTTCATAAACGCCGAGACCACAGAGGTCATGCCACGCTCCGGCGTAAAAGTCATATAGACTATTCCACCTGTATCTGCGGTTCTCGTGATGCACTGAGAGAAAATCTCCTGCTTCGGTTCCTCGTCGAGCCAGATGACATCTACTGACTCACCCATGAACTTCTCGAATCCCTGCTCGTATGCCTTGAAGCTGATCTGGGAGTTTCCTCCAGCTTTGTGCTTTACGAGCGCAGCTGAGTAGGCATTGGGGACACCGGGTTTACGAATGGTCTCGATGATGTTCTTTAGCGGTACTGCTCCGGTGCCTCTGCGCGTTGGGTCCTGTGGGTTGCCAAAGAGTTCTTTTTGGATGATGTCTCTGGTCGTATCGTTAGACTCGCCAGCTGCCCAGACTCTGACCGGGCGATTAAACCTTCTTCCCTTCCACCATTCCGGGTAGTCGCCTGTCAGGTGGTACGCTGTTTCAGCTGCACCACAATAGGTTTTTCCTACTCGGTTAGCGGCCATCAGGATGCGCTGTGCGCAATCTTGACCCTCGGTGTGAAACTTCGTCTGGTAGCCATAAGGCTCGTATTGCAGAATCCGGGTTGTTTCTATTCTGCGCTGTTTTTCCTGTAGAAGCTTCAGTACCTCAACTTTATCCACGTAGCTTTACCACGTTTTTAGACAACCGCTCGATCTGTTCGTCAAGCTCCTTGTCAGACAACTCGGAGACTTCTCGAATCACAGTCTCCTGCTTGTGCGTTGCATCGTAACCCGCACGGCTCAAGATGTCTCGCGCAGCGTTCAATCGGACGTTCTCGGATTCCGCTTCGCGCATCAGTCGCTCTAGGACCGTCAGAGCCAGAGTAGCTGTCTCTCCGACTCGCTCTTTGATCCGCTTTTCAATGTGGAGCCAAAGGTGGCGCTGGAGACGCTTTGCTCGATTCTTGGAGTTCGACCGCTCAGCCGTGTACCCAGCTTTGAAGAACGCCTCTTCTGGTTCAAGGTGGTTGTCCACGAGGTTCACGATGAACTCGTGTTCCTTGTCAGTTAGCCCTTTGTCTAACGTCTTTGGCTCTTCGTAAGACGCATACTTCTTAGTTTTCATAGAGTCCCCTCCTAGGGTTATTCTTACAGCTAGTATATAGGAAAAACAATGGTGTGTCAATGGTGATTTTCAAAATTACCCCCAGAATGGACACAGAGAACATGATAATGATGATAACACCGTGGGGGGTCTGTACCTCTTTTGTTCCTGTTTTATTCCAGACGAGAACAAAGTTGGAACAAAGCGCGAACATCCAACAAGGTCAGCAATGTTGTCCCAATGTTGGGCCAATAGGTCAGCAATGTTGTCCCAATGTTGCCCTGGGAACGCCAATATTGGGTCAATGTTGCTGACGTATTCGATCGTGGCAATGGTGTGACAGTTTAGAAAAATTCTAAAGTGCGTGTGAGTGCGTTAGTTAGATATCAAATTGTTGATATGTAAACAATTGGTCCATGCAATTGTTCCGGTTTCGTAACTATTTTGTTGCCAACTATTGAGTAGCCAACGTAGCCATGCAAAAAGCGCATATGCCTCTAAAACGGCCATAGAGCGCCATAGAGCGCGATCTATGTTTTCAGGTATGTACCTAGCCGGGACATGCGACAAGGGCACTCACGGGCGACCCTAGGCCATGTACTGAGCGCATAGCTGGACCCCTGAGCTATGCAGATTTGCCGTGTCAATAGACACAAGCGCATAGCAGATATGCAAAATTGGATGCACATTGTCACAATGTTGCCACAATTCCGGGTATAATGGGAGTGTTTCAACGGCAATAGGAAAGGAATGCCATGTTTAAACGTACAAAGCTAACTGACGGAACCACCGGTTACCGCTTTTCGTGGGGACTAATCCGGAAACGGGCCGCGAAGAAACGATACGGGATGAAAACCGGAAAGACATTCTTCGCGGTACACGCCGGGTTGCGTTCGGTTTATATCGAACGGAAATCGCCCGCAAAAATGTTGTGGAATTTTGCGGGTTAACACGTCCGAGCGGGCGGCCAGCAATGGTCGCCCGTTCCAGCGTGTTAACCTGAAAGGAAAGACAATGTTCAAAACCACTGCGTCAATTCGGCGGTTTATCGCGCTGCAAAAGCATGCGCACCCTGACGCTCCGCCCAAGGCTTGGCAAGAGTACACAATCTATGTACAATGCGTAGCAGATAAACAATTCCCGAAAACATTCAAAGAATGGATCCTATCATGAAAGTCAAAGAAGCAAAGCTAGCTGGCAAAGTCTCGACTGGCAACACGAAAATGCCGGGAACTACTTTCGCAATCGACGCATTCGCTTGCATAACCGGTTCCAAATTGGCCAAGATTGCCGGAACGCCATGTGCCAGCTGTTACGCTCGCAAGCTTCAAAAGCTTCGGCCGAGTGTAGATCAAGGCTGGAAAGACAATCTATCGCGCTGGAATGCCACGCCGCGCGATCAATGGGTTGCCAGCATGGTATTCCAGATTGAGCGATATAACGTCGACGGATATCACCGTTGGTTCGATAGCGGCGACTTGCAATCAATCGAAATGCTCGACGCTATCGCTGAAGTCGCACGATTGACGCCGAAAATCAGATATTGGTTGCCGACACAAGAACGCCGAATGGTCGCCGATTGGCTCGCCATGGGCAACACGTTGCCGGACAATCTTAATGTTCGCGTATCAGCGTCCAAGCTCGACGGCGACAAGCCCCAAGGGATCAATGGCTCGCAAGTGTACACGGCCGCACCTAAGGGCTACGCCTGTCCTGCCAGATCGCAGGGCAACAATTGCGGCGATTGTCGCGCATGTTGGAATCCGGCGGTTCCGTTTGTCAGCTATCCGAAGCACTAGACCCATGCAAAAATACAAATCAGAGAATATCGCTTGGCACGAATGCCCCGAATGCCAAGGCGACGGGGTAGTAGACTATGACAAACAGACCCCATATGGCCCTAGACAATCAATCCGGACGTGCCAATTGTGCGACGGCTGGGGATGCATACCGAAGGAGCTAGACGAATGACAGACCATCAGCTAACGTGCGCCCTGTTGCACATCAAGAAACAACTACAACTGCACCCCATTGGCTCGCCTGAGAACCTGCTGGCAAACTACAAGCGCCAGCGGATTATTCAGACCATGGCCCAACGGTGCGCCGAGGAATACGAAAAAAAATATCTGGAGACCCCTTGAAATCTGAAAATTCATCACCATATATATACTATAGAGGATACACTTTGTATCCTAAGGGTAACCCTTAGTCCCTCAATAGAGGATATATACTCTATGTAGGACTAAGGGTTACCTAAGGGTAAACTAAGGGAGGACAATATTGAAGCCCGGAACATTCAAATTGTACACAACTGACGACGAGTTCCACGATGCCCACCTGTTCGCAGATAAGGGCAGAGGGAAGCAGGTTCAGATCAGACGAGAACAATTGAGGCACCTACTGATCGACCACTCGAACATGATTGCCCGTCTTAACCAACTGGGCGACCGCCCGGTCTACGTGAAGGAAGATTGATGCACTGTGCCATTTGCGACGCACTATTGCCACCTACGCAGCCGCTGAGTGAAGACCTCTGCGGTGTCTGTCGCCAAGAGGTCCGCCGGGTCTTTTCTAATTATGACCCGGAGGACATTGTGACCATCGAAGAACTGGAGAAAATATGAGCATATTCGCACAATTGCTGGCATTATTCCTCGGCCGTGCTATACTGATAGAGCAGCAACTGAAAGGCAGGAAATGAACATCTTCTACCTCGACAGAGACCCCAAGCGATGCGCCGAGATGCACTGCGACAAACACGTGGTCAAGATGATCTTGGAGTATGCGCAGCTGCTAAGCACTGCTCACCGTGTCCTAGATGGCGACCAGAACGCTGACAGCCAAGGCTTTTACAAGGCCACCCACAAGAATCATCCCAGCGCTGTCTGGGTCCGAGAGTCTTGGGCGCACTACGTGAAGCTGCACAAAATTCTGGAACACCTGCTGGATCACTACCAGTCCCGCTACAAGAAAGTACACAAGGTCCAGTCTAGTGGTCTCTGGTGGAAACTGCGGTTTTATCCGCAAAACATACCAGTAAACGGGTTCACAGACCCTCCGCAATGTATGCCTGACCATTGCAAAGCAGACGACGCTGTGGTAGGCTATAGGAACTACTACATCAGGGAGAAATCGTATATGGCACGATGGAAGAACACCGATGCACCACTTTGGTACAAGATTGGCCTCGCAGCTGAGGAAAGGGAAGCAGCATGAATACCTACCGATGGGACTACCAAGAGAACGTAACTTTAGAGGAGTTTATCAGACGCATAACACCCATGATCAAGGGACCAGTCAATAATCTGTGGGAGATGGAGGGCGATATGTTTATGTCTGACTTCTCGAAGCTCTCCGAAGCAGCAAACCGCCTTCACAATTTACTCAACGAGATAGGAGAAAAGGGGTGATTAAGACCATAGCAGTCGTAGCGGCCGTAACAGCTGCCGCCGGAGGACACTATGACTACTTTTGATTTTGGTTACGGGCCTGTCCCTGCCCACAAGCACTCTAACGGTGGTGGCTGGGTTGCTGATACTGCTAAGGTAGCAGATACAGCTTATGTTGGCCCTGATTCTCGGGTCCTTGGCAATGCTCTGGTCTATGACAATGCTCAGGTCTATGGCAAAGCTGAAGTCTCTGGCAAAGCTCAGGTCTATGACAATGCTTGGGTCTTTGGCAATTCTCTGGTCTCTGATAAGGCTCGGGTCTTTGACAATGCTCGGGTCTCTGGCGAGGCTTGGGTCTTTGACAATGCTAGGGTCTTTGACAATGCTAGGGTCTCTGACAATGCTCTAGTCTGTGGCAATGCTCAGGTCTCTGGCAATGCTCGGGTCTCTGGCCGGGTCTCTGGCACCGCTCGGGTCTATGGCGATGCTCTTGCAGACGAGATCAGGGCCGAGAATGCTAGGGAGGAACAGAAAGGTGAATAGAGACCAATGCTTAGAACAGGCGCAGCAGTTAATCAACGGAGATCGCAAGAGCGACTACGGAGACGCCTACTTAAACCATCAACGGATCGCAGACTTCTGGAATACGTACCTGTCCGGGTTCGCGATCCGGGAATTGACCCCGACCGACGTGGCTGTTATGATGATGATGCTCAAGATCGCGAGAGTTATGCACGAGCACAAGGATGATAGCTACGTTGACATCTGTGGCTACGCTGCCCTAGCGGCAGAGATGTCTCAGAATGACCGGCCTAGGTAGCTGGGAGGAGATCGCAGTGCTGTCGTATGGTGCGATGGCACTGCTCCTTGTCATTAACATTTGGAGACAATGATGGAACAGTGGATCGAAGACGCATACGTCGAGTGTCTCATAGAGGAGGGTGTCGGAGAGGATACCATCGCATGGTTCAGGGAGATGGCCAAGATCAATCAACGCACCTTCACCTACTTTTTAATCGCTGCGATGCAGGAGTTTCGCATCGGGCTGGATCAGGACCCCAGCTTTCTGGTCGAGTTGGAAGATGAAGAGGAGGCACCGATACATTGAGCGAACCAATCAGAATACACCAGCCCTGTCCCGATTGCGGGTCCAGCGATGCTCTGAGTGAGTACGACGACGGACATACCTACTGCTTTAGTTGTCACGCATACAATATGGAAAACACCGTGGAACATATCGACAACTACCGACCAGACGATAAGGATTGGTCTGACCGGGGGATCAGCAAGGCGGTCACTAGGTTCTATGACGTTATCGTCAGCGACTCCGCTGTCAGCTTTCCGTACTACGACAGCGACGGTCTGCGGCAAGCTGCCAAGGTTCGTTCAGCCGGTAAGGTATTCAGCACCAACGGAGACTTCAAAAATTGTACGCTATTTGGGACGCATACACTGAGCAAGACAATCGGGGAGAAGTCCTCGACTCTGATCGTAACTGAGGGGGAAGCGGACGCGCTCGCTGCGTTTCAGATGGCGAACGCAATCTCTCACGAGGCCGAGAGCATCGCTAATCGTCCTGCCCCTGTGGTCTACGCTCTGTCGATCAAGAGCGGACAGGCGAGCGCAGAGCGGGACTTCAAGAACAATCTCGAATTGCTGGAGACATTCGACAAGATTTATATCTGCTTCGACAACGAGCCACAGGCACAAGACTCAGCTGTGCGCTGCGCCAAGCTACTGAAGCCCGGCAAGGCGTTCATCGTCAGTCTGGACCTGAAGGATGCGTGCGAGTACACAGCGGCTCGCCGTGATAGTATGTTCCGGGCGTGCTTAAAGAACGCAACGTGCTATACTCCATCGGGGATCAAGAACGCAGCCTCTGACTTCGAGGGTCTCTGGTCCGAGCAGAACCTCGCGAGCATGGACTTCCCGTTCGCTGGCCTTCAGTCCAAGACACTCGGCACTCGCAGCCGGGAGATCGTAACGTGGGCAGCTGGCACTGGCGTCGGAAAGTCTAGCCTTCTCAGAGAGTTGCAGCATTATTACCTGAAGACAACGGACCAGAACATCGGGATCATTGCCCTCGAAGAGTCTGTCGATAGGACTCGTCGCGGTATCCTAGCTGTCGAGGCAAATGATCGACTGCATCTTAACGAAGTATTCAGTAAGTATTCGAAAGAACAGATTCAGGAATACTTTGACAATACTCTGGCCACCGGACGGGTCTATATCTATGACCATTTTGGTAGCCTTGAGATGGACGACCTACTGGATCGAGTGCGGTATATGGTCCTTGGTCTGGAGTGCAGCACGATCTTCATAGATCACCTGAGTATTCTGGTTAGTGGTCTGGATGTCAGCGACGAGCGAAAAGCTATTGACAGGACGATGACACTGCTGCGACAATTAACTGAAGAGACCGGCTGTGCTATCCATCTTGTCACTCATCTGCGACGCCTTGGTAGCGACCGTTCTCACGAGGAGGGCGTCGAGGTCAACCTCGGGCATCTTCGTGGATCACATGGTATCGCCCAGATCAGCGACACCGTGGTCAGCATGGAGCGGAACACGCAGAGCGACGATCCGATTGAGTGCAATACAACGACGCTCCGGGTTCTCAAGTGTCGCTATACCGGAGACGTTGGCATCGCTGATCGGCTGTTCTACGATAAGTCAACTGGACGACTGAGTGTACTGGAGGAGGAGTTTTAATGGCACGCAAGAAGGAACAGGTATTCGAGCCAAGGACAAAGGCCAAGCGCCGTCGAAAGCCGAGACCATTTAATCATGCGAAGAGCATATCGAAACGCTCGCCGTTTGCCGGGATGAAAAAGAAAAACAGAGGACAAGGCTGATGTCAGTTGCACTGATCGATAGCATGGGTTCCGACTTGACTGTGGTCAACGCTGCTCGCGTGAGCTTCAGCAAGGTTCATATCTATTTCGAGGAGAACGACGAGAAGCTGATCAAGTACCTAGCGGAGCACCAACACTGGTCCCCCTTTGCCCACACCAGTCTACAGTTTCATATCAGGGCGCCGATTTTCGTAGCCCGACAGCTGGCGAAGCATCAGGTGGGGCTGGTCTGGAACGAAGTGAGCCGCAGGTATGTGAGCGAAGACCCTGACATATGGGACCCGGATTCGTGGAGAGAGGCGGCGGAAGACAAGAAGCAAGGCTCGAAGATGACCGAGGTCAAGAGCAATGGCGTGGTATCTCATATGTATCGAGACGCCACGCGCCATGCCCTTGACGCATACAAGAGGATGATCGATCTGGGCGTTTGTCCGGAGCAAGCGAGGGCTGTCCTGCCGTTGTCCGCATATACTGAATGGTACTGGACCGGCTCCCTGTATGCCTTCAGTCGGGTCTGTAAGCTTCGGCTCGCTGAGGATGCACAGTTCGAGACCCGAGTGATAGCCAAGCAGATCGCAGACCGTTGCAACGAAGAGTTTCCAATCAGCTGGAGATACCTGTGACCACTGTCGTCATCGACATCGAGACCGACGCCATCGATGCAACTTTGATCCACTGCCTGTGCAGCTTGGACCTCGACACCGGAGAGGAGAAGACTTTCTTCGACAGTGCGGCCGTGGATTATATCAAGAAGTTCGACACAGTGGTAGCTCACAATGGCATCGGGTTCGACTTCCCTGTGCTCGCTAGGATATGGGGGTTGCACCTTAACTTCGACCAGATCGTTGATACCTATGTGATGTCGATGCTGTTTAACCCTGCGATAGACAAGGGGCATAGCCTGAAGGCATGGGGTCAGCGTCTGGCCTTGCACAAAACTGAATACGAAGGAGGCTTCGACCAGCTGAGTGACGAGATGATCGCCTACTGTGTCCAAGATGTTCGCGTAGCAGCGAAGCTGTATACGCATCTGGTCGATGCGATGCAGGACTTCAGCGAACAGTCGATCAGAGACGAGCACAGGATGAAGATCGTAGCTGATCGGGTTAGCCGCACCGGGTTCCGATTGGACCGAGAGAAGACAACGGCACTCTATAACCGATTGATGCAGGAACAAGACCAGATCGCCGTCGAGTGCGCCTCGTTGTTTCCGCCGAAGATTGAGGAGAGGTACTCGGAGAAGACCGGAAAGCGGCTCAAGGATAAGGTCACAGAGTTCAATCCGTCGAGTCGCCAACAGATAGCTGAGAGATTGATGGAGCTTGGGTGGGAGCCTAGGGTATTCACAGAAACAGGACAGGCGAAGGTAGATGAAAGAACGCTGGGCGAATGCGACCTCGACGTGGCTAAGAAGCTGGCTAAGTACTTTCTTCTCCAGAAGCGAACGAGTCAGATCAAGTCTTGGCTCAAGTTGTGCTCTTCGGACTCTAGGGTTCATTGTCGTTACCGTACTCTTGGTGCTATCACTAACCGCATGAGTTGCGTCGAGCCTAACCTACAACAGATTCCGGCGGTTCGCGTAGAGTACGGAAAGGAATGCCGTGAGGTCTGGGGCGCTGAGCCGGGGAAGCTTCTGTTAGACACCGACGCAGCTGGCCTAGAGCTACGGGTACTGGCACATTATATGGATGACGAGAGGTTCACACGTGAGATACTTGAAGGTGACGTACATACTGCTAATCAGCAGATGGCTGGTCTGGAAACTAGAGACCAAGCTAAGACTTTCATCTATGCGCTCCTCTATGGCGCAGGGGATGCGAAGATTGGTGCGGTGGTAAACGGTTCTGCATCAGACGGGGCGCAGCTGAGAGCTAGGTTCATGGCGAATATGCCAGCCTACAAACGGCTGAGCGAGGCGGTGATCCGCAAAGGAGAGTCAGTGGGGAAACTCAAGGCACTGGACGGCCGGATTCTTCGAGTCCGTTCTGCCCACGCCAGCCTGAATACTCTGATCCAAGGGTCCTCGGCTGTCCTGATGAAGAAGTGGTTTATGTATGTTGATCATCATCTGAGAAGGAGGAAGCTAGATGCCAGCATAGTAGCGATGGTCCACGATGAATTAGTTTTAGAAAGTTCTGAGAAAGATGTTGATCATGCGAAAGACTGTGTTATACTATCTATACGTCAGGTCAACAAAGCCTACAATCTCAGGTGCGAATTAGACTGCGGCGTGCAAGTTGGAAACAATTGGAGCGAGATACACTAATGGCTAACAACTCATACATCGAAGGCGTTATGTTTTTCCCCTTTATCTTCGAAGCTACCGACAAGTTCGACCGGTACTCGGTTGCGCTGGGGCTTGAAGGTGATCAGGTCAAGCACGCAAAGAACCTCGGACTGGCGGTAAAGCAGGACGACGACAAGATGGACGGAATGCCGTATGTCCAGCTGAAGAGCAACTACAAACCGACGCTCTTCGGTGCGGATGGCAAAGAGTACGATGGTCCCACGATGCTACAGAACGGATCGAGGGCGCAGGTTCGCATCTCTCAGAAGCCTTACGATAACAAGTTCGGGAAGGGTATTACCACGTATATGAATGCGGTCAAGATCACTGACCCCATCGAGTACGTACCTGAAGGCGCTAAATCTGAGAAAGCCTTCGATGCTCTGAACGATGACGTCCCGTTCTAAGTACGGGCATTGGGACACGGGTCTGGTAGGCGAGTTCAATCCGGGAGACCATTTTGGATTCGTCTACCAGATTACCCATATCGAGTCCGGGAAAAGTTATATCGGATGCAAGCATCTGTTCCGGTATAAAAAGACAAAGCGCACGACAGAAAGTGATTGGAAAACTTACTGTTCTAGTTCAAAGGAGTTGAAACCACATATCCAAGAACTGGGCAAGAAAGCATTCACCTTTGTCATCCTGATGCTTTGCCAGAATAAGCGAGACCTGTATTATAACGAGATGCGATTACAGGTTGACCTGAATGTTCTGGAAAGCGATATGTTCTACAACTTGAACATCGGGGGCAGGAGGTTCTTTCGTCCGGTCAGAAGCTACGGAGAAGAGTTCAGAGACAAGATCAGAGGGGTCAACAATCACAAGTACCGTGGAACTTTCACAGTCACCTATCAGAACAAGGTCCAGCACAGAATCGATGACTTGTCTCTTAGGGAGTTCGCTGAGGTACACGGCTACGATCAATCTGCTCTCTGCAAAGTATCCAATGGAAAGATGAAGCGGCACAAGAACATCATAAAGGTGGAATATGACCAAGACAATTGACACGTTAGTAGAAGACATCTATCAGCTAGTAGACCAAGGGACCAAGAAGCCAGACCAAGAGGCGTTGTTCTCTCTCGGGAGCACAGTGATGGACGCTGTGCGTCGGCAGCTGTGGATGGGAACGTCGGAGAGCGCACCCCGTCTTCGGATGTCTAACATCGGCAAGCCGTGCTCTCGGTCTCTCTGGTACGATATTAATGGCGACGAGCAAGCCGAGACCTTCAGCCCTCAGACGCGCCTGAAGTTTATGATCGGAGACATCGTTGAAGCACTGTTGATCTATCTTGCCAAGGAAGCTGGCCATCATGTCTCGAACCAGCAAGCAGAGATCGAGGTCGATGGGATCAAGGGGCATATCGACTGCTTTATAGACGACGAGTTGGTCGATATCAAGTCCGCATCGTCGTATAGTATGCGCAAGTTCAAGAATGGTACGCTGCCTGACGATGATCCCTTCGGGTATATCAGCCAGATCAGTGGCTATGGCAATGCCTTTGGCAAGAGCCGAGGGACCTTTCTCGCCTTCGACAAGTCCAGTGGAGAGTTGGCTACGTATACCCACTCTCAGCTTGAGAACACCGAGATGAAGATCGCGCAGATCAAGAAGGATGTCGAACTTCCTGAGCCACCGAAGCGCCACTTTGAAACTGAGAAGGACCGCACCACCGGTAAGGAGAAGCTGGGGGTCAACTGTTCTTACTGTTCTCACAAGATGACCTGCTGGGCCTCGGAGGGGATTCATACCAAGTTCCGCTCCGGTCGTCCGATCTTTTTCGTTGGAGAAGAAGATGCCCCAACTTTCTGATGAACAGTTGACAGACCTAGCTGAGGCGTATACAATAGAAGAACTGGTCGAGATTCTTGAGCTAGACGCGCTTGAGCTTCTCGACCTTCTTCGTGATAAGCTGGAAGAAAATATCCATAAATTCAATCTGAGGCCGGTGGACTGCAATGACTTTTAAAAGCAACGAGAACCCGATGTTTCGCTCGAAGTTCAGCGAAGACATCTTCAAGCATAAATATGCGCACCAAGGGTGCTATACTTGGTCAGACCTAGCCAAGACTTTGGTCGAAGATGTCTGCGATAAACTGCTGAAAGACGACGAGATCGGAGAACTTACAGAGGCTATTCGGGAACTGAAGTTTATTCCCGGTGGTCGGTACCTGTATTATGCTGGTCGTCCTAACAAGTTCTTTAACAACTGCTACCTTCTGAGAGCAGAAGAGGACAGTAGGGAGGATTGGGCGAACCTCAGCTGGAAGTCGGAGTCCTGTCTGATGACGGGCGGCGGCATCGGTATCGACTATTCTGTCTACCGTCCGGAAGGGTCTGGTCTCAGTAAGACAGGTGGTCTGGCGAGCGGTCCTATTCCGAAGATGCAGATGATCAACGAGATCGGTCGCCGAGTGATGCAGGGCGGCAGTCGCAGGTCGGCTATCTACGCGAGCCTGAACTGGCAGCATCGAGACGTAGAGACATTCCTAACGAGCAAGAACTGGTATGATATGCCCGTTGGCTCAACTGGATTCTCGATTGGTCAGGTGAAGGAGCAGGACTTCAACTTTGCTGCGCCGCTGGATATGACGAACATCAGTGTCAATTATGATACAAAGTGGCTTCTGGATTACTGGAAGACCGGAGATGTTGGAAATGTCTTTCGGACCAATGTGCGCCAAGCTTTGAAGACAGCTGAGCCGGGGTTCAGCTTTAACTTTTTCGACAAAGAGAACGAGACGCTGCGCAACGCATGTACCGAAGTTACCTCAGCTGATGATAGCGACGTGTGTAATCTCGGGTCTATTAACCTTGGTCGGATCGATGACCTTAAAGAGTTCTCCAAGATCGTAGAGTTGGCTACCAAGTTTCTGATTTGCGGCACGATGAAGGCAAAGCTGCCGTATGATCGTGTCTATGAGACGCGCGAGAAGAACCGTAGACTCGGCCTTGGCCTGATGGGGATGCACGAGTGGCTGATCAAGAAAGGATACAAGTATGAAGTTACCGAAGAGCTTCATAAATGGCTGGCAGTTTACAAAGGTGTCAGTGATGAAGCTAGTAGGAAGAGTGCTGATAGCTTTGGGATCAGTCGGCCTGTGGCTAATCGGGCTATCGCCCCTACTGGTAGCATTGGTATTCTTGCTGGTACTTCTACTGGCGTTGAGCCTATATTCGCTGTGGCCTACAAGCGCCGGTATCTGAAGGGCCAGAACCGCTGGCATTATCAGTACGTGGTTGACAGTGCGGCCCAAGAGATCATCGATCTATACGGCATAAACCCCGACAAGATCGAGTCGGCCTTGGACCTAGCGGAAGATTATAAGAGGCGGATGAAATTCCAAGCGGATGTCCAAGACTATGTGGATATGTCTATCAGCAGCACGATCAACATTCCGGAATGGGGTAGCAAGCTTAACAACGAGGATACGGTTGAAGACTTTGCCGATGCTCTTGCCAGCTATGCTCATAGGCTGCGAGGTTTCACCGTGTACCCTGACGGATGCAGAGGGGGACAGCCTCTTAGCAGTGTGCCTTACAAAGAGGCTGTAGACAAGCTGGGTGAAGAGTTCGAGGAGGGCGTAGAGACCCATGACATCTGCGACATCACCGGTCACGGCGGCAGCTGCGGAGTTTGATATGAACTTCGAAGACTATCAGAAGCAGGCAACGGAGACAGCCGTGTACCCTGAAAGGTACAAGGTGATCTACCCGACCATGGGCCTAGCTGGCGAAGCGGGCGAAGTTGCTAACAAGGTGAAGAAAATCTATAGAGACCGAGATGGGGTTATAGATGAAGATGCCGTCAAAGAAGTCTGCGCTGAAATCGGCGATGTTCTTTGGTATTGCGCTGCTCTTTGTACTGATCTTGGAGTGGGTCTCGATACTGTTGCAGAAGCAAATCTGAAAAAGCTGCAAGACCGCAGCGGCCGCAACGCGGTGAACGGTAGCGGCGACAATCGCTAGGAGGTTATTTTGTTTACACAGGTCTGGCGTAATGTACGGTAACGTCTGGAGGTCGTCAGAGGGGCAACACTTTGTCCCTGAGTTTTGCACAGCGATAATCTCATTGTGCGACAACTTGGACGAACAACAGGGGAAGGTCCTCGGAGGGGAGGACCACAGTATCCGCAACAACGCTGTCTTCGCTGTGGATGACCCTGAGTTCAAAGAGGCCGTTCTCTATATGATGCGGGTAGCGAACAAGGACTGGAACTTCGACATCTCTGGGATCGAGAACCTACAGCTGTCGAAGTATGGTCCCGGTCAGAAGTACGGATGGCATATAGATATGCTGCCCGGTGATCCGATGCGCAAGCTGACGTTCAATCTGGTTCTGAATCAGGACTTCGAAGGAGGGGAGTTTCAGTTTAGTTGG